GCTGAATCAGGGCGCGCGTGTACAGAATTCTGGCTTTCGGCTGCTGTTGCAAGAGGTATGAGGATAGATGTGGCTTCATCTTCGGCCCTTTTAGATACTGATGTTCCTATAGAAGAAAAACTATACGGCTATCACAGATTAGATGATCCATTAATAATGAATATAAAAGACGATACTCTTGCCTTGATACAGAAATCTAACATTGAACCTCCGGAGCCCTTGGATGTTCAACCGGTTTTATTCGAGAGAAACGATAAAATTGTTTCGATGCAGAGGAAATTATAGTGTTTGATATAAGTTCTTCTGCTTCAGTGGGAAATATAGAGGTACTAACTACTGATAATAAAGGTCATTCTATAGAAGAAGTTGCCCAGATGGCAGCGGATAGGATTCTTTATGTTGCTGATGAAGCTCCTCCTCCCATACGGGATCAGGCTATGGCATTCAAGGATACGCTAAAGCAGACATTGATTTACTATATGCGGCAGGCGGTAGAGCAGGACAGAGCAACAATTTGTGCTAAACTAAGGCAGAACGGTTATTCCGATTTAGCCGATAATCTAAGGAGTTTGTGATATGGCTATAGCGCAGGCAATGTGTACTGCATTTAAGAGTGAAGTCCTAAAGGCAACCCATAATTTCTCCGCTTCTGGGGGTAATAGTTTTAAACTAGCCTTATATGCGGAAGGTGGGGGCGGAAAAAGCAGCACTACGGCTACGTTGGGGGCATCTACTACCGCTTTTACCACTACGGGTGAAGTGGCGTCTAGTGGAACATATGTAACTGGAGGATTAGCTCTTACCAATATTGATCCCACCACTGGCGGAACCACTGGATTTACTGATTTCGCTGATAAGAGTTTTACAACGGCGACTATTACGGCTATGGGTGCTATGATATATAACGATACAAATGGTGATAAAGCTGTTTGTATTTTAGATTTTTCATCCAATAAAACCAGCACTGCTGGGACGTTTACAATTACTTTCCCGGCTGCGGCTGCATCAACAGCCATAATTCGTATAGCATGAAATTATGGCTGTCGGTTGGGGAAGGAGTACATGGGGGTCGGACAGATGGGGAACAGCCCCTGATGTCGATGTCTCTGTTACGAATGTCTCAGCCACTGGCGCAGTTGGAAGTGTAACAGCAACAGGTACGTCAATTGTCTCAACAACAGGTGTTGCGGCAACAGGGGCAGTTGGAAGTGTAACAGCAGTAGGTACAGCAGTTGTTTCGGTAACAGGTGTTGCTGGAACGGGGGCTATCGGCTCTGTTATAGTCATACAGAATGCAATTGTTTCGGTAACAGGTGTTGCTGGAACGGGGGCTGTTGGTAGCGTTAGTGTAACAGCAACTGTGAGAGTCGGTTGGGGGCGAGGTACATGGGGACAAGGTTTATGGGGAAGTCCACTTGATGTTGATGTTTCTGTTACAGGTGTCGCGGGTACAGGCGCTGTTGGAACAGCTACGGCATCAGGTAATATATCTTTCGCTGTTACCAATGTTGCGGGTACGGGCGCTGTTGGAACCGTTACGGCAGAAGGAGCTTCCGGAGCTTATCCCACTGGCGTTGCTGGAACGAGTGCAGTTGGAACGGTTGTTGTTGCGGCTGGAAGTGGTGTTACCGTTTCGAATGTTGCGGGTACGGGCGCTGTCGGAACGGTCATTGCATCTGCTGATATTTCAATTACAGTTGATGGAGTATCAGCCACGGGCGCAATATCGGGTGTCAATGTTTGGGGAATAATTGACACATCACAAAGTCCAAGTTGGTCATCTATTAGCGCATTACAAAGTCCAAGTTGGTCACAAATAGCGGCATAGGAATAGCATCATGGCTTCAACATATTCAACAAGTCTCGGAATCGAGAAAATGGCTACCGGAGATCAGTCCGGGGCTTGGGGTACAACAAGTAATCACAACTGGGACATTCTAGATCGTATTTCCGCCTATACTGCGGTAGCGCTATCTGATGCATCTACGGCTACTTTAACTGTCAGAGAAGCCTCTCCAGGATCGGGAACGGAAAATCTTCAAAATGGCATGTATCGTGTTATTAAATTCACAGGTTCTTTGAGCCAAGCTTGCACCATCACAATAGCGCCGAACACTACTAAAATGTTTTTTATAGTGGTTAATGCCACCACTGATGCTGCATCAAGTGGTCCGTATTCGCTTGCTTTCACACAGGGCAGTGGGGCCAATGTCACAGTACAAAATGGCAATAATGCCGTCATATATTGTGACGGTGCGGGTAGTGGTGCTGTTGTAACGGATGCCTTGAGCGATTTACAGATTGGCAACGATCTTAGCCTGGTATCAGATTCATCTGTTGTTAATATGGGAGCGGATAATGATATTACAATCACACATGTTGCAGATGTAGGATTAAAATTAAAGCAAGCTGGTGCAACGGGTGATGGTAGCCCCTTTGTTCTAACCCTGCAAACAGGGGAACTCGATATTGCGGCGGATGATGTTTTGGGCCAGATTGATTTCCAAGCCCCCGATGAAGCTACAGGTACTGATGCCCAACTTGTTGCCGCTGGTATATCAGCTATTTCAGAGGGGGATTTTAGCTCCAGTAATAATGCCACTAAATTAAGTTTCAAGACAGGGGCTTCCGCAGCCGCTACAGAGAAAATGTATATTACCAGTGTTGGTAATGTGAATATGAAGAACACTGCCACGACCGACGATACGCCTATGGTATTGACTCTTCAAACTGGTGAAACAGATATCGCGTCGGCGGATGTTTTGGGCCAGATAGATTTTCAAGCCCCAAATGAAGCCGCAGGAACGGACGCTATTCTTGTGGCGGCTGGAATTGCGGCTGTATCAGAAGGTGATTTCAGTTCTTCCAATAATGCCACTAAACTCAGCTTTAAGACAGCCGCGAGTGAAGCTGCTGCTGAAAAAATGTCTTTGAGTTCTGCTGGTAATTTGACTATTTCTGGTGACTTGACTATCTCAGGCGATGATTTAACGATGGGAACTAATACCAGTGGCGCTATTTTAGTTGCTGATGGTACTAATTTTAATCCTGCTGTGGTGTCTGGTGATATTTCAATTGGTACTACTGGTGTAGCTGCTATTGGTTCTGGGGTTATTGTAGAGGCGGATATTGCTAATGATGCTGTGACATTAGCAAAAATGGCAAGTGGGACCGATGGCAATATAATTTCGTATGATTCGAGCGGAAACCCAGTAGCAATAGCTACAGGGACTGATGGTCAGGTACTTACGTCTGCGGGTGCTGGGGCACAACCTGCGTTTGAAGACGCTGGTGGTGGCATTTCATTCGGTACAGCAGTGGCGATCAGCAGCGTGTCCTCGGTGACGTTTACCGGAATACCGGCGGGCACCAACCGAATCGAAATCATCTATTCCGGTGTTACTTGGAGTACCAGCGACCTAATTTATACTCAACTTGGAGATAGCGGCGGAATTGAGACATCAGGTTATCTGGCGGGAGTGACTAGCTACACTGAGAATGTCGAGCGTACAACCGATTTCCGTCATCACAATAATGGGATGACATCGCAGGGAGCAAACTCGTTGATCCAATACTCGCGGATTACTGGAAACAAGTGGGTCATGCACAGTGTGTCCAGAGGAAACTACACCAACAGTGCTGCTGGTTCTAAAACACTTTCAGGCGAGTTGACACAAATCAAAGTTTATTCCGCACTCGGCAACAACATGACCGCTGGGACTATACAAATTTCCTATCAAACTTAGGAGGTATTTATGCCACAAAGAATCGAACACAACGTCACAACGGGCGTGACCTCTACTTTAGAATTAACCGCTGAAGAGGTGGTCGAGCTAGAGGCGCTAAAGGCCAATGCTCCAGTCCAGGCGTGGAAGGAACTCCGTCAAGAACGCAATCGCCGTCTTGACGTGAGCGACATAAGCGTTCTTCCAGATCGCTGGGATGCGATGGACGATGATACAAAAACCGCCTGGACCAATCACCGCCAGGCCCTGCGCGACCTTCCGGCAACCACGGCCGATCCTACCGACCCGACTTGGCCCACGGAACCCAGTTAAATGCCAACACTGGAAACTGATTTAGTGGAAAAGGAAACTGTTGTGGACAATGACCAGAATGTTTCTGTCAAATCTTATATTGAGGTTCTTGCTCGTGAAAAAAACGAGGCACTAACTAGTTTAACCATGTCTCGTGCCAGAAACCAGGAACTTTTCAAACAGGTCGTTAGCTTAACTGAAAAATTGAAAGAAGCCGGTATTGAACCAGACGATAATATCGTCTCAATTGATGAGGCTTCTTGATAGAAATGCCTTTAGCCAAGATAATCTTTCGCCCAGGTGTGAACAAAGAAACCACCTCCTATGGTATCGATGTACAAGACATACCAGGGTGGTTTGATTCAAATCTTATTCGTTTCCGAAAAGGTCGCCCTGAGAAAATGGGCGGCTGGGAAAAACTAAGTAGCAATACCATAGAAGGTGTTGGTCGATCTCTGCATACTTGGGCTGCTCTTGATGGCGCGAAATACATGGGGTTGGGAACGCAAAAGAAGTTTTATATAGAAGATGGTGGAGCTTATAACGATATAACACCCATACGAGCCAGCGCGACCCTTGGCTCAGATCCCTTTAAAACGGGAAGTGCGGCAAGTGGTGTAGTTACCGTAACCGCAATAGCGCATGGTGCGGTGGACGGGGATTTTGTAACGTATAGCGGCGCTACAACAACTGACGGTATAACGGCAGCGCAACTCAACACAGAACACCAACTAACTCTTGTAGATTCGAATTCCTACACCATAGACACAGGCGGAAGTGCTTCTTCCGGATCCACAGCCGGTGGCGGGAGTGCTGTTATTGCGTCTTATCAGCTTAGTATAGGACTCAATGTTGAGGTAGCTGGAGTTGGCTGGGGCGCTGGATTATGGGGCGGAATTTCGTCTGGATATACCCAAACGACGCTTAATGATAGCGGAGGGATTAACGCCTCCGTCACATCATTTACGTTAACAAGTGCTTCTGATTTTGAGACGGCGGCCAGCACCATTTCTGCAAATGTTGCTTTGAATGCGTCATCGCTTCCTCTAGCAAGTTCAACTGCTTTTCCCAGCAAAGGAACTGTTCTTATAGGAAGTGAGAAAATCCGTTATGAGACTAATGCGGATAATGTTCTTGGTACTTTAATACGAGGTACTGATGGAACTACCGCAGCGGCGCATAGCAGTTCAGCAGCAATTACATTTGTCGGACTAATCCAAATAGATGATGAACTTATTCAATATACGGGGAAAAGCTC